TTCCAGAATCATGGGACATTCGCTCTGTAGATGAACTTCAGGTAGATGCTAAAGGTAACTACCTAATTAACCCAGTACGCGATGTTGGTGGCTCAGCCTCCATGGGAGCATCTAAGAATGCAATTCGCCTACCAAAGGATGCATTCATCGGACGCATCTGGAAGGCGCACCCTCGCTACTCAATGGAGTCAGACTCTTCACTACGCGGTCTACTAGATCTTTGCGCCGAGCTTCTACTTCTAAACCGTACTTTCCGTGCAACTGCACGTTCACGCCTAAACGCTGGTGCTCTTTACTTGCCAGACGGTCTATCAGTAGCTGCGTCTCCGGACCCAGACTACCCATACGACGAAGATGGCGAGTACAACGAGGTCTACAACGCAGAAGAAGCGGCAGACGACTTCGAAGACCAGCTAATCGATGCAATGACCACTCCGATTAAGGACGAGGACTCTGCGAGCGCCGTTGTTCCATTGATCATCCGTGGTCCTGCAGAGCTTGGTGACAAGATCAAGCAGTTCAAGTTCGAGCGTTCATTTGACGACTCGCTTGTTGCACGTGCTGACCGCGTACTAGACCGCCTAATGCAGGGCCTAGATGTTCCAAAGGATATCGTTACTGGTCTGGCCAATGTTAAGTACTCAAATGCTATGCAGATCGATGAGAGCCTATACAAGGCACACATCGAGCCGCTAATGCTTTTGATTGTTGACGCGCTTACTGTTGTCTACCTACGTCCATACCTAAAGTCCATTGGGTACCCAGACGCTGACGTCAACCGTATCCACATCTGGTACGACCCATCTCTAGTTGCTACTCGCAACGACCGCGCAGCTGATGCTGATGCTGGTTTTGACAAGATGGCAGTATCTTTCGACACATGGAGACGAGCACACGGATTCTCTGACCAAGATGCTCCGACCGCAGCGGAACTAGCTATGCGACTAGTTGTAAATAAGGGAACAATCACCCCAGAGTTTACTCAGTCGCTTCTTGCAGCTGTTGCACCAGACATCATCAACCTAACCAGAGAGGCTTCTCAGGAAGCTAATGGTGCAAAGATCCCTGATGATGTTGAACAAGTAATTCAGGGAGAAGCCCCAACTACCCCACTAGCAGAACCAGAGGTTCCATAACATGAATGAAAAATCAGTCCCACTAGCAGAGCAACTAGCTATTCTCCTAAGCGACCTAGCTGTAGGCGCTCAGCTTGCTCACGGATACCACTGGAACGTAAAGGGCCGTGACTTCAAGGAGTTCCACGCTTTCTTTGCAGACCTATACGAAGACTTCGATGGGGCTATTGACCCTGTTGCAGAGAACATGCTTAAGCTTGGCTTCGAGGCACCATACTTGCTTGAGGATTTCCTAGGTATGGCTAACATCAAAGAAGAGCGCATTGTTGGTGGAGACATCGACACCATGATTGCCTCTCTAGTACGCATCAACGAGACTCTTCTTGCAGACTCTTTTGCAGTATTCGAGGCAGCTAGCATGGTAAACGAGCAAGGCATTGCGAACTTTGCTGCAGAGCGTATCGACATCCACCAAAAGTGGAACTGGCAGTTGAAAGCTACTTTAGGCCTTAACTGCTAATAAAAGCGTTTGTAAAAATCCCGGTTGGCTCTGCCCATACCGGGGTTTTTGCTATTCTATTCAAATAACCTGCTGATCTATTCTGTAAACTTTTAGTAGGCAATTTTGATTGCAGTAAACTTACCTTATTCTGGTATTCAACAGAAGGACCTATATGTCTTCTCTAGACGAGACAACTGAATCACTTATCGCGGCAGCCATCGGATTTAATGATGGTGCTAACAAGGGCTTCTGGCGAGTACAGCTTCGCGACCGAATCGGTCAGTGGATGGAGATGGGCCGAGGCCTTATGGCTAAGGTTAGAATGCCTAAGGGCGACATCAAAGACCTTCGCGGTGTCTACATTGGCCCATCAGATCGCGCCGGATATGGCCGCATGCTGGTTGAGAACGAAGACGGGTCTTTCACTACCTACGAGGTAACTTCAGGAAATGCTCAGCAGTTTGAAGCAACTATCTCAGAAGCCGACCTAGAGCGCCAGGGAATTAAAAACGACAATGCAGGGGACATTGGTGACCGTCTAGATGAGGACATCCAAACCGAAGAGGACATGAATCCTCAGCCTTCTACCGAAGAAGACATTAAGCTTGCAACCGTTGTTCCAGACGAGAAGCAGAAAGAGATCATCAAGAAGTCTCGCGAAGAGTCGCCTCTTGCTAAGCTTCCTGCAGGCGCTGAGCGCACTATGTCTAAGGAAGAGCTAGCTAAAGCTGTTGGCATATCAGATAACGCAGAGCCTGAGAAGGCAGCTACAAGTGGCATTACAGAATCTCCAATTGAAGATGCTCTAGTTAAACTTTGGAATGACGCGTCTTACGGTGATGGTGCCGACGTAGATGCTGCACTAGCCAAGGTCCCTGCTGCCGAACCTAGAAAGCCTAAGAACTTCGGGCTAAATGTTGTTGGCAGCCGCCGCGAATACGCGCTAGACCTACAAGAGGGAGATTACATCTATGACCCTCTATCTATAGACATCTTTAAAGTCACCGGCGAACCATTTGTAAATGAAGATGGTACCGCAATTACTGTCCCAGCTGTAGACGAAGACGGTAAGGACGTAAGTTTCGACTACTCCAACGAAGGCCGCCTAGACAAGGTCTCTTACTCTGACAAGCCAAAAGAGGAAGCTCCTAAAGAAGAGCCGCCTGTAGACGAAGAGCCAGCCCCAGAAGCTCCAGAGTTAACTGATGCTGCTGTAGAGAAGGTAGCCTCTGACATCGTTGCTGGTGACAAGATTTGGAGCACCTCCGGTGAATACCTAGGCGAGGTAGAGCTTGCAAAGCCTTCCAAGGATGTTATGACTGGCAAGACCTCGATGCGTCTTCGCTACACCAACGAGTATGGTCGTCAATACCTCGTGTCTTATGACATGAACACTATGTTCCGCGTAGAGTCTGCGAAGAAGGAAGACCAGGCTCCGGCTACCCCCGAAGCTCCTGCAGCTCCCGAGTCAGCACCAGAGGCTCCTGCTACTCCAGAAGCTACTCCTGCAACACCAGAGGCTCCTGCAGCCCCAGAACCAACCCCTGCTCCAGCTAAGCCAAAGAAGGCTAAAGCTACTAAGCCAGTTGCAGTTAAGCCAGAGGTAGAGAACAAGGACCGCGTTGACGACGGTCAGCCAATCGCTCCAGCACCGCTGTCTCGCGAAGAGATGAAGAACCTAGATGTTCAGGAAGTTCTAGACTCTGAAGGCAATCCTCTACCAGACCTAAATGGCGAGCCTATCTATCATGGCAACGCTATCATCAACGCGATCATGAAGGCCCACCCAGAGGCTAAGTTGACCAAGGACGGTGCTCTAGTTATTGAGCGCAGCTCATTCACTGACCACGACGGAAAAGAGTACGACTACGAAATCACTCTTCACCCAACCTTTGGTGGCCAGATTCTTGAGCAGTACACCATTAAGGATAAAGAAGGAAATGTTGTAGAGGACTTCTACCACAAGGACTTCAAGGACAGCATCCAGGGTATCTACGGAGATAAGAACGGCGTAGTTGTATTCCGTGACCAGCTTCTTGGTAGGGCACTCCCTGCAGGTAAGGTGACCAGAGGTAAGCTCTCTTACTTTGGAAAGAACAAGACTCTAGCGAACCGTATGGTGTTCTTCCGCGGAGCGGGATCAAAGGACCCTCACGCTAAGGCAATCAAGATCCAAGATGTAGACCAGCAAATGAGGGACTACCTACAGGGTCGTGGTCGCCTAGTCAGCGATGTTGACAAGAATGCAAAGAGTGCTCACGTTCGAGGCTCCCAGTCTAGGAGCTTCGTAGCTTCATTCTTCGAGGCGTTTGAGCAGAAGGACACTGGCCTAATGCGTCAGATCCTGGTCCAAGCTCTCGGACGTATGCCAGATAACGAAGTCTCTCGCGACAAGCTGGTAGCTATTCTTAAGGATGAGCTTAAGAAGCGCTACATGGGTACTGACCGAGGCCACGAGATTGGTCTTGCAGTAGAGAACCTACGTCGCTGGATGTCAACCGAGGGTGTAGATCTTCGTAACCTAGCAAAGATTCCGTTTGTTTCGACTGACGGAACTACTCCAGTTCAGGTTGGCGACAAGGTTCGTGCCTACGGTAACGAGAACCAGTCAATGATTGGTCAGGTTGTTCGTCTGAACAAGAGAACCGGTAAGGGTGGATCATACAAAGACACTATTGCTATCAAGTTTGCTGATGGCACTGTAGTTAACGTATTTGCTGCAAGAAACGTAGAAATCATCGGCGATGACCACCCAGATGCTGATGAGCCACTAGACAACTACGAACCATGGATTCGTGGAGACGAGATGCGTAGAATTCGTCTTGGCGATGAGCCAGCTCTACCTGGTGAGTACGTATCATTCGGACCGGCAGACACTCCTGACGCTGATAGCGCCAACCCTGATGCTGGAACTCCATACTTAGGCTCTGACGGCAACTCTGGTGCAGACGATGCAACTCCAGCCGAAGACAAGCAGCTTGGTGATGCATGGTACTCAGAGGA